TGCACAGAAAAACACATGGAATAACACGATATTGCGAAGGATTAGCATTATGCCTACTTACAAGGAAATTGATTACCTGAGGCGCAAGCTTGCACAGAAGCGTCCTAGAATAGACCTGAGATACAGGTATTATGACATGAAGTACCTGGTTAAGGACCTTAATATCAGTACTCCGCCTGACCTGCGCGCATGGATGAGTACGCTTGGATGGTGCGGGACGGCGGTCGATTCCCTTGCGGATCGTCTTGCGTTTGAGGGCTTCCGGAATGACGCTTTTGGCATGGCGGAAGTATTTAAGGCGAATAATCAGGACGTAATGCTTGACGCGGGGATACTTGGCGCACTAATTTCGGCGTGCGACTTTATTTATATCACAGCGGACGAGACCGGCTTTCCCGTCATGCGTGCGATTGACGGCAGGAAGGCGACGGGAATCATTGATCCAATCACAAACATGCTGATTGAAGGCTATGCGATCCTGGAAGAGGACGAATACAGCAGGCCGACGATAGAAGCGCACCTCATGCCATTCAGGACGGACATCTACGAGGCAGGCAGATTTGTGCGGACGTATAAGCATTCCGCTCCATATCCTCTGCTTGTCCCGATGATATTCAGACCGGACGCAACAAGGCCTTTCGGGCACAGCCGTATCAAGCGGAGCATGATGAACATAGTGCAGGCGGCGGTCCGTACAATTAAACGCTCGGAGATATCAGCGGAGTTTTACAGTTTTCCGCAAAAGTATATTCTCGGAATGGATCCGGATGCGGAGCGAATGGACAAATGGAGGGCGACCATGTCGAGCATGCTCCGGATCGACAAGGACGAGGACGGTGACAAGCCGACCGTCGGGCAGTTCCAGATGGCGGCGCAGACCCCTCACAGTGAGCAGTTGCGGATGCTTGCCGGACTGTTCGCAGGAGAGACCGGTTTGACATTGGATGACCTTGGCTTTCCGTCGCAGAATCCGTCAAGCAGTGAAGCGATCAAAGCGGCACATGAGACGCTTCGGCTGACTGCCCGCAAAGCACAGCGGACTTTCGGCGTCGGAATCCTCAACGCCGGATATCTCGCTGCATGCGTGAGGGATAATCAGACATATCTGCGGAAACAGGTCGCCGATACGGAACTAAGATGGGCGCCGATATTTGAGGCAGATGTCTCTGCGCTTGCCGGAATCGGCGACGCTGTGCAGAAGATACAGACCGCATTCCCCGACTATTTCGATGAAGGCAAACTACACTCGCTGACAGGTATCTGATATGAGCGATGAAGTAAACAGAATTCTAAGGATATATAGCAAGGCTCGGAAAGTCTCCGGCAAAATGCGGGCAATGTCCAATGTGCAGGATTATGCGCTGTCGCTCGGTGACGCGGTCGCCAAGGCGCTGAACGGCATTGATTTTTCAGCGTTGTCGGAAGAAGAAGCCGCCGCACTGCTCAATCCTGTCATGAAACGGGCATACAGCGACGCAGTCAGAGCAGGTGCTTCCGCGGTCAATGCAAAAATACAGTCGGCAAAATTAGGGCTTAACGCTCTGATATCGCAGTACGACGCGCAAATCGCTGGAGAGCTTGCAAAAGACTTCAGTGCCAGGGAGTTATCGCTCGAGTATATCCGCAACGCGATAGCGAGACGACTCCTCGAAGGCACCGACGACACGATCCGCAGGAACGCACAGGCACATTATGACATGGGGCTGACTGTGCATATTGTCCGGACGTACAGCAGTCTGGGACTCCGGAGCGGTACGCCATACGCAGAGCCGTGTCAATGGTGCCTGGACAGGTGCGGAGAATGGGACAACTATCAGGAAGCGTATGACGCCGGATGTTTTGAACGTCACGACGGCTGTTGCTGTCAGATTGATTATGACGTAGGCGGAACACATACAACGAGTAAGGATAAATGGAACTGGTACAACAGATAGGAGGTGCAGGATGAGGAACAAAGACCCCGTCAAAGTAAAGGAGGGATAGCATGGACAGAGTCGGGAGACAATCCCCGACGGTGTCCGTTATCCTGCCTTATACAGCGTCAAGAGCACAGGAAGCCATAGACCTGTACAATCAGTCGGAAAACAGCATGCTCGACTGGCAGAGCGCTCTCACGTTCGACATTATGGCGATTGATGACGAAGGGCTTTGGGTGCATCAGAAATTCGGGTATTCCGTCCCGCGCCGGAACGGAAAGTCAGAGATGGCGCTTGCAAGATGTGTCTGGGGCTTGGCGAACGGCGAGCGGATACTCTACACGGCCCACCGGACGAGCACGGCACATGCTATCTGGGACAGGCTTGCGAGGCTCTGCCCGAAAGTCGGCGTCAATGTCACATCGTCATTTAAGGCATTCGGCAAGGAGCATCTTTACACGGAAGACAGCGCTATTGAGTTTCGAACACGGACATCCTCCGGCGGACTTGGTGAAGGGTACGACGTACTTATTATTGACGAAGCGCAGGAATACACGCCGGAGCAGGAGACAGCGTTGAAATATGTTGTCACCGACTCGGCGAATCCACAGACGATTTACTTCGGGACTCCGCCGACTGCAATATCAGCGGGCACGGTTTTCCCAAAGTTCCGCAAGAATGTCCTGCACGGTGATTCGTATTCGTCCGGATGGGCAGAGTGGTCAATTCCCGAAATGGTCAGCAATGTTGACGATGTCGATTTGTGGTATGAGACAAATCCGTCGCTCGGCACAGTCCTTAAAGAGCGCACGATCCGCTCGGAAATCGGCGATGACATTACAGACTTCAATATTCAGCGTTTAGGACTCTGGATAAAATACAATCAGAAATCTGCAATCAGCCGGAACGAATGGGAAGCGTTACAGGTGAGTAAACTGCCGGAGCTGACCGGACAATTATTTGCCGGAATTAAGTTTGGTGTTGACGGGCAGAATGCAGTCCTGTCCGTTGCCGTCCGCACAAAAGACAGCCGAATATTCTGCGAAGTTGTAGGCTGTCGCCCTATTCGTGACGGCGTAGGATGGCTTGTAAACTTCCTGCAGAATGCAGACGTCCGAAAGTGCGTAGTGGACGGCAAAAACGGCTCTGATGTGCTCATAGACGCGTGTAAAGACGCAAAAATCAAACATGTTGAGACGGTAAGTGTGCAACAGTTTATTAAAGCCAATTCGGTTTTCGATATGGCAATGGAAAACGGCACATTTTGCCACATGCAACAATCAGCAGTGACGCAGGTAGTATCTAACTGCGAACGCCGGAAGATAGGGGCATACGGCGGCCTCGGATACCAATCTCTCATCGAGAATATGGATATCGCACTGCTCGACAGTATGATTCTTGCGCACTGGATTTGTTCTGACACTAAGGCAGAGAAGAAAAAGCAAAATATTGATTATTAAGGCATCGGGTGACCGGTGCTTTTTTAATACACATTTTTACGGATACCGACCGGAAATCGGGAAAAGGAGAAACAGATGGCAGAATTTACACCCATCGAAACACAGGAACAGCTTGACAAGATTATCGGCGAGAGAATCGCGCGCGCAAAGCAATCAGCGGCTGAGAAGTATGCAGACTATGACGACATCAAGGCAAAAAATGCCGAGTATGTACAGCAGATTTCCTCTTTGCAGGCACAGCTTCAGGCGCAGACCGATACGCTTGCCGGAAACGAGACGTCAATCGCTGACCTCACGGCAAAAGTTAAAAAGTACGAGACCGACTCGGTAAAAACGGCGATTGCTCTGGAAATGGGACTGCCCTACCAGATGGCAGGCAGACTCAACGGTGAGGACGAGAAAGCGATCCGCGCCGATGCAGAAGCAATGGTAAAACTCATAAACGCGCAGACACAGCCCGCACCGATCGGCTCGACCGAACCGGCAACCGCAAAAGCACCTGCTGGCGCTTCGAACCTCTGGGCGTCTGTCGCCTCACAAATCACAAGCGAATAAGAAAGGAGCCAACATTATGGCAACTCTTACAACTCATCTGGACCTTGCTCCCGAACTTGTAACCGATATTTTTTCTAAAGTCAAAGGGCACTCCGCTCTGGCATCCCTCTGCGGCGCCGATCCGATCCCATTCAATGGCATCGAAGTCATGACATTCAGCATGGACGGCGAGGCTGAACTCGTCGGAGAGGGCGACACTAAATCTCCCGGCGAAGCTGCTTTCGGCTCTGTCACGATCAATCCGTTCA